TATGTCATTCACTTGTCGGCCAATAACCTGAACAACATCCTCGAACCTCTGGAATGCATTCTCGGCCAGCACCTGTGCCGCCTGCTGATGGATGGCGCCGAACGCTGCAGATGTCGAAACGCCGATGTCTTTCAGCATTGCGTCGGCATTTCTTAATCCCTCCGAATAGACCCGTGGAATTGCTTGTTCGACCCAAGTTCTGTTTCCTTCTCTTAGCTGCTGCAGGATGGCTTCAATATTCTTCTTCATCTGCTCCAGGTATTCAGTCTTATTACCCCTTAATAGCGCCCGGTTCAGCCGATCAAGTATTTCACGCTCGGCCTGTTCGTAAAACTTAACTAATCGGTTTATTTCGGCGTCGCTGAACTTCCTTACATCTGGCATTATTCTTCACCTGCGCCTTCTTCTGCACCTTCTGCTGGCGGCAAGGTGATTGTCGGCAACTGCGTATTTACCTGGCTTTCCTGCTCGGCTTTTATGCGGTCTATTTCTTCCTGCAGGGCTTCACCCTCCAAGCCATACAGCCGCCTGAGTGAGCTTTCCAGGCTTGTCAGTCCTGCTGTGTATCTTTGCACCTCGTTCTGTGTGAGCTCCTGCTCGTCATCCGGCAGGCCATCCTTCCAGTCAATATGAATATTCTCAAGCACTATTGCGCCTGCCATGCCCTGCGCCTTCTCCAGTATTGACGCCAGCCAGAGAACCTCTTTCAGTGCCGGGTCAAACCTCATGCGGATGCGGTTTACCTTCGCAAGCGGCGCCATCATCAAACGCTTTAGCGCTGTGCCTGATTCGGCAAGTCCCGCTTTAAGCTGTCCGAACGCAGCAGCTGATGTCTCGGAAAGGATATATAGCTGTTCCATGAGCAAATCAATCTGCTTAAATGCCGCCTCCAGCTGTCCGTCCCATGTGACGTATCCCGGAGGCTGTTCCCCCTGGCTAACGGGGAAGTATTTGCCTCCGCCCCGGTATTTCCACTGCCCCGTTGTCGGATCGTGCTCCAGAGCCGTGTCGGGGCCGTACATGTTCGGGTCTGCGTGCTTATCAAGAATGCGCTCTATTTGTGCAACTCGTACCTCCAACGCCTGAATAATGCTGTCCAAGTCGCTGTAATCGTCGAGGCCGGTTATGCGGTCAGTAGTAAGGATATTGTTCACCGGCACGACAAGGAATTCATCAATGCCGGTTTCTGTCTCCTTATATTCCAATGCTGGACCAATGATATTATTCTCAATCGGATATTTAGCTGTGATAATTTTCCCCCGCTCGTGTGTCTCGGTCTGCAGGTACTTCTTTGTAACGGTTTTGCCCCGCTCCTGGGTATCTTCCTCATAAGTCCACGCCAGCACATGGGCCTGTATCTCTTTGATGTTGTCCGGCTTCACTACCGGGAACCATATCGCCGGTTGCTGGCCTTCGATGATAGCCCTGCCGTCATAGCGGACCTTGAATATCCCGGTCCCATATCTGCTGACGTCCAGGACCACCTCATAAGCAACATTAAAAAGGCCGTTATCTTCTATAATCCGTTCAACGGCTTCCTGCTCCTGGCTGTCCTTGTCACCGGCCGTAATCTTCGGCGGCTCTCCCAGCAGCAAGTCCGCAAACAACAGCGTCAATCGTTTGTGCCAGTTGAGTACCATCTCTAGCGTTGCCTGTTGGTCCTCACGCAACAACCGGATCCAGTCTTTATATACCTGTTCATGTTTACCTTCAAAAAGCAATCTATTTTGAGCATATCTTTCTAGCCGCTCTGCCTCTGTCGGCGGCGGCCAGGTTTGGCCCGGCATTAAGAAGCTAAGGCTTGTAAGCATTATTATCACCATCCTTACCATCCTGGTGGTTTGTCTATAGGTCTTCTTGTAGTTTGTACCATATCCTCACTTAAGCTATACCTAGTTGCGTCAATTGAATTATGAACAATAAGACCACCATTAACACTAAAGTTGTGGTGGTCTTGAATTTCCATATTGTATACATCTTGCTTGCCCACGTGTCTAATTGCCTTTACTTTTGCGAAGGTGAAACCCTCTTGGGAAAAGCATACTGGAACATCTCCTGGTGCAGCATTTTGTTTTACTGTATTTATTTGTTCTAAATTCTTGCCCGCAATAAGCACACACTCTTGTTTCATCATCCACCCCGGCCTTTCTTCTCCACGCAGACTTACATTTATTTGAGCAAAACCTATCGGTCTTTCGGGGAAAGCCATCATACTCCTTTCCGCAATAATCGCAAACCTTTATCACTTTTGCGTGGAGTTTCTCCTTCATTTGGTCATAGTGCTTGCGGTGCCATTCTTTACCTTCTTCCGAGCTATGCCATTTTGAAGCTGCTGGCCTTGCCTTTTTGTTCATATTGTCTCTGGCCCATTCTAGCCATTCATTATCCATAGATTTCAGAATACCATGAAGCCTCACATGCTTTGAATGTTTCACCAAAACAAGGTTTTCGATGTTATTATTGTTCTTATCCCCGTCTTTGTGGTGAATATGGCAACCCGCCGGAATAGGCCCCTTAAAGTATTCCCACACATACCGATGTAATCGCTTACGTATCGTTGAGTTTAAGTAATAGCCAGTCTTGTCGTCCCGTGTAAATTTCAGCCCATTAAAATATGCGAATTTGCCATCCTGCTCATACCTAATCATTCTGATACCTC